ACCTATGACCCATGTTATTAAGATAAGATTTAGAAGAAATTTAAACTTTTCTGATAGATTAATGTATAAATTTGTAAATTTAGGTGAAGAAGTTACTAGAATATTTAACATTCAAAGCGTTATCAATGTGGATAATAAAGACAAATATCTTGAAATTACTTGCATTGAAGGGGTGGCAACGTGAAAATTAGCATGAAAGTAACTAAAAGAAATAAAAAATACAGATCAGTTAGCAATGAATATGATAAATTAACAAAACAAATTGTATCAATGGCTGGTCAAATGGTTAGAAATACAGCAGTAAAATCTATACAATCTTCAAGCGGTGGTGGTAGAACTTATGGAAATCATACGGCTTCAGCAGAAGGTCAGCCACCAAATACTGATACAGGATTTTTAGCAAGCAATATATTTGCAGTTTATGACATGGATAAATTGGGTTGTGATGTAGAAAGTCGCGCAGATTATTCTGAATATTTAGAATTTGGCACAAAAAATATGAGGGCAAGACCTTTTATGCAACCAGCTTTAGAAGAAAATAGACCTAAAATAAAATCTATGTATCGCAAATTGAAAGCAAGGGGTGTTTAATGTCTTTACATTCATGGCAATTACAAAAATCAATTTTTACAGCGTTAAATGGCAATGTTACAGGTGTAGGTAGTGCTAATATACCTATTTATGATGATGTTCCAGAGGGTTCTGTATATCCATATGTTGTCATTGGTGAAGAAACTACAAGCAATAATGGCACAAAAACATTAGACGGAGTTGAGCATACAATCACTTTGCACGTTTGGTCTCAATATAGAGGCAGACGAGAAATTAAAGAGATAATGCAATCGGTCTATGAAAAGCTTCACAATACTGCTATAACAGTAACAGGAGCCTCTTTGGTGAATATTAGACAGGAGTTTAGTAATACCTTAGCGGAACAAGACGGAATTACACGGCATGGGGTTATGAGGTTTCGTGCTATATTGTTTGATAACTAAGGAGTAAAAATCATGGCGGCTCAAAAAGGTTCAGCCCTACTATTAAAAATTGGCGCAGATGCTACGGCGGCGGCAAGTGCAGATACATACACAACAGTTGGCGGTTTACGTTCAACTGGTATTAGTATGAATGATGAAGCAGTTGATGTAACAACTAAAGACAGTTCTGGAGTTCGTGAACTCTTAGCAAATGGTGGAATACAAACGTGTTCTATCTCTGGTTCTGGTGTATTTACAGATGCGGCTTCAGAAACAACGCTTAAAAATGCGTTTGGCGGTGCAAACTTTGCGAATTTTGAAGTTGTTATACCTGATTTCGGTACATACAAAGGAAAATTCATGGTTGCATCACTAGAATATACTGGTGAACATAATGGCGAAGCTACATATTCAGTAACACTTGAAAATAGTGGTGCATTTGCCTTTACAGCCGCTTAAAGGGGAATAACACATGGCTTGGGAAACACTTACTATTAATGCAGATGGTAAAGACTATACTTGCCATGTTCAAGGCTCGACCTTCTCTATACCTTGCTCCTCAAGCCTTGAAGTTGGAAACACCTTCAAGGTGGGTGCGGTAGTTTGGGAAGTTACAGAAGCTATAGATGTAGCACAAAGAAACGAAATACTTTTAATAAACGCGAAAGAGGTCAAGAATGACAAATCCAAAAAAGGGCGAAATGAAGATAAGTCTGGGGGAAAAGACATGGAACTCCAGAGTAACGATGGACGGACTAGCAAAAATTGAAGATGCTTGTGGAACAGGTATTTTAAAGGTTTTGCAAAAATTATCTGATGGCGACCTTACTACAAGTCAAATGTGCAATATTTTATTGCCAATTATTAGGGCTGGTGGAAATGATGTTAACATCAAAGACATACAAAATTCTGTCTGGGAAGCTGGTTTGGCTGATGCAATGAAGGCAGTCGGAGAAATTTTATCAGTCTCATTAGGTGGTGGGCAAGATGAGGGAAACTTAAAAGAGGCGAAAGTGTAGCATCATACGAATTTCCTTGGGACGATTACATGAAAATCGGATTAGGGAAAATGCAAATGAGACCAAAAGATTTCTGGGACATGAGCATGATAGAGTTTAACGCCGCACTAAATGGATTTGCTGATTTTCATTCTGGAGGAACATCGCCGCCTCTTGGAAAGTCAGAGTTAGACGACATGATGGAAAGGTATCCTGACTAATGGCAACTGTTGACACACTCCTAGTCCGAATTGAAGCGGACATGAAAGACCTTAAAAGAGGTCTAAGGCAAGTTGAAACTGATGTTCAAAGAACAACAAATAAGGCAAGTGCATCATTTAAGAAATTAGGTGGTGCATTCAAGCTTATTGCTGTTGGTGTTGTCGTAAGGCAAGCATTCATTGCTGGTAAGGCTATGATTAATCTTGCTTCTGATATTGAAGAAATGCAGGGTAAATCTAAAGTTGTATTTGGTCAATTTAGGGATGGCGTTGTAAAGGAGCTTACAGCATTTGGTGATGTTGTTGGTCGGTCTAGTCATGAACTAGAAGGTATGGCTTCAACTGTCCAAGACACCTTTGTCCCTATGGGATTTGCGCGTGGTGAAGCGGCAAAGCTATCAGTGGAAATGACAAAGCTTGCTGTAGATGTAGCATCATTTAACAATGCTTCTGATACTGAAACGATGAACGCTTTCCAAAGTGCCTTAGTTGGAAACCATGAAACAGTTCGTAGGTTTGGCGTTGTAATAACTCAAGCAACATTAGACCAAGAGCTAATGACAATGGGCATCAAAGATGGTGCAAAAGCCGCTACAGAGGCACAAAAAGTACAAGCTAGATTAAATCTTATTACAGCTGGAGTAAAAGACGCACAAGGTGACGCGGCTCGTACTGCTGAAAGCTATGCAAATCAAATGAAGGGTTTAAGGGCTGAATTTTCTGAATTAGTTGGCGCATTGGGTAAAAAATTCTTACCTATGTTGGTATCAGTAATTAAAACATTAAGAACAGTTACCCAAAGGGTAAAAGCATTTCTGCAATCAATGAATATAATTGATACGCCTTTATCCGATGCAATGAAAAATACACAAACGCAGATAAAGAAAACAACAGATGACTTGCACGACCTACAAATCGAAATGAGCAAGTCTGTGCTTATGGCGCAAGGTAAAAATAATATAGATCAAGTAGTAGAATATAAGAATGAAATTAAAGCATTAACATTACAATTTACTAGATTAAAGCAAGAAAGCTTACCATCTAAAGGTACAGGCGCAAAAAGAGAATTTAAACCAGAAGATATAAATTCATTGACTGGGACTGCTGGTGCTACAGGTAAAGATGGTGGCTTTGATATTAAAGCTTATGAAAAACAATCAGATGCTTATACTGCAAGAACTAAAGCTATCATAGGCCAAAAGTTCCATGAAGATGCATTGTATAAAGCAAGAAAAAGTGGAGATTTAGAAAGCATAGAAAATGCTATAGCACATCAAAAGCTTACAGAAATACAGTTAGAATTTAATATGCTTAGTGATACTCAGCAAAAAAGAATGGCTAGTACAATAGCAGAAAATATTATGCTTACAGAGGCTAGAACAAAAGCTGATGCTGAAGCTTTAGAAATTACTAATAAGAAGCTTGAAGCGCAAGTAAAGCTAGATGAAAGCATTGCGAATGGTATTAATGTTGCTGAACCATTGCTCGAACAGCAAAAACAAATAAGACAAAATGCTATAGATGTTATGAACGCTTTCAATAATGGAGATATAAGCGCACAACAAATGAGTAGTTCATTGGCAATGTTAGCGCACCAAATGGAAATGCTAAATCCTATCTATGCAAAATTTCATGGAATGGCTAACGATGCATTCAATAAAGTAACCAATGACCTTACTGATATGGCTATGAGTGGTAAATTTAATTTAGATACACTTAAAGAAACATTTAAAAATACTATGAGAGATATGGTTAGAGAGGCAATCAGAACATTCATAATTAAAAAAATGTTACAGGCAATGCTTGGTGGAATTGGTGGTGCTATAGGAGGTCCAGCTGGTTCTTTCATAGCCTCAATAGGAACTTCTGCTAGTGGTGGTAGTCTTAGCGCAGGGCAACCACAAATTGTTGGTGAGCGTGGTGCTGAATTAATTGTTCCTAAATCTGCATCTACAGTATTAAACCATCATAATACAAAAAATGCTATGAGTGGTGGCAATGGTACAGTTGTAAATCAAACAATAAATGTTGACAGTGGAGTATCACAGACAGTACGCGCTGAAATGTTAAACTTATTGCCTATAATTAAACAAGATACACTAAATGCAGTCATTGATGGACAAAATCGTGGCGGCTCATTCTCGAAAGCGTTTGCATAATGGCTACTTATACATATCCAATATCAATGCCAACTAATGTTGGTTTCGTTAGTTCCAATTGGAAGCTTGAGCGTTTGGTTGCTGTTACAGAAAGCCCATTTACAGGCCAGCAAAGCACATATGAATATTCCAAAGCATTATGGAAGGGTACATTTACCTTACCACCAATGAAAAGAAGTGATGCATCACAATGGCAATCTTTTTTTCTTAAACTTCATGGCAGAAAAGGTACTTTCTTAGCTGGAGACCCAGATGCCAAGTCAATACAAGGGGCAGCAAATGGAACTATTACAACAACAAGTGCTTTATCTATCGGTGATGATACCGTTCCTATATCAATTACAGCAAGCAATGGCACAGTTGCCTTCAAAGCTGGAGATTACATACAATTAGAAACTGGTGCTGATGCAAAACTTTATATGGTAGTTAATGATGCAACAGTTTCATCTAATGCGACAACGCTAGATATTGAGCCATATATCAAAGACGGAGTGGCAACTGGTGCTAATGTTGACTACACATCTGCTAATGCTGTATTCAGAATGGATATAAATGATATTTCATGGGATGCTGATCATGCAAGTAAGTATGGATTTACATTCAGTTGCACGGAAGACTTATAATGGCTAAATCACAGAACGCGGCAATGATTACAAAAGCACAATTAGTAAAAATGCTTGAAGAAGCGTCAGATAAAGGTGCAACAAAAGCATTATGTAGAATTGGTTTGCATGATGAAGATGCAGTGCATGATGTAAAACAATTAAGAAACTTATTAGATAATTGGCGTGATACGAAAAAAACTGTTGCCTCAACAATTGTAAAAGTAATTACAGTCGCAATTTTAGGTTTTATTACGCTGGCTAGTTGGTCAGAATTTAAGGACAAATTATAAAATACCTAGTAGGGATTTATTATGAAATATGTTTATGGATTAGTTTTTTTAATATTATCAACAAATTT